TTCTTGCAGCGCCCGCATGCGGGCCCGGTGCTCGGCTTCTTCGCGCGCATCTGCGCGGGAGCGGAAATACAGGTTCACCACGAAGCCGGCCAGGCCGAGCACGATGCCGGCCAGCACTGCGGCCTCTGAGCTGACCAGCCAGCCACCGAGCGTGACGCTGGCGCCGCCGTAGGTGGTTTTCGAGGCGGCGCTGGCGATGGTGGCGTCAACAGTTTGCTGGGCGACGTGGTGTTTCATGTCCATGGGCGGCCTCAGCGCTCAAAGGTGGTAACGGTGCGGGTGATCTCGTCGTTTTCGTCACGCTCCACGGTCTGCACGCTGCGCGTGGGGTGGCTGTCCACCACGGTGACGGCGGCGGGCTCGACCTGGTTGATGACGGTGACGGCCGGGGCCTGGGCGCGGGCTTCGGGCATGACGGCCTCGATGTGCACCTGGGGCTCGGGCGTTTCAATGTGCGCTTCGAGCTGCACGTCAGGCTGGCGGATGGTGATGGGGGCGTTGACCGTCACCTGGCTGGCGGGTTGCTCCAGGCGCACGTCAATGCGCTGCGGGGCGCGCTCTTGCACGGCGTGCAGCGCCCGCGCCAGCACTTCCACCATGGCGGCCTCGGGTGCGGCGCGGCCGGCGGCGGGTTCAGCGGCCGGTGCCGCGGCGCCTGATGCGCCTGGTGCGCCTGGTGCGTTTGCGCCGGGCGTGGCGTCATAGGCCGTCAGGCGCACGCCGTATTCGGCGGCCAGGTCTTGCGCGGCCTTGATGGCGGCGAGGGTGTCGTCGAAGTCGTACCCCATGGCGGCGCTGAGGTCTTGCGGGCTCATCAGGCCGGCCTTGACCTTGAGGATGTTGGCCTCGGTGTCGGCCTTGGGGTCTACCCAGTCCCACCGGCGGGGCTGCCACTGGTGGGCGCGGAACTTGTCGAGCTTGGCGGCGGGCAAGGCGCTGCCGTTGGGCATGAGGATGAGGCCATTGAGCAGGCACCACTGCAGCCAGGCCTGGTACACGGGCTCGAGGAAGGCGGCGATGAACCATTCCTGGTCAGCGGCCCAGCGGTCGCGTTCTTCGAGCGTGCCGCTGCGGATGCTTGAGAAGTTCACGCCTTCCAGGTCATTGGCCAGGCTGTGGTACGCGATGCCCCAGCCGCTGGCGATGCGCTGCAGGTGGTGCTTGACGAAGGGGCCGACCACCTGGTCTGGGTAGCGGCTTTCGTGCGCCTGGAAGGTGACGCCGGGGGGCAGCACGTCATAGGTGCCGGGCTGGCTGACGGTGATGGATTCGCCCTCACCTTCCACGGCGCCGATGGGGCTTTGGCCGTCAGGCGTCTGGAAGAAGCCGAAGTGGTTGGCGCCGTTTTCGGCGGCCAGCAGCGTGGCCAGGCTGAACTTGCCCAGGTGGTGCAGGCTGACGACGCCGGGCGCCATCCAGGGCACGCCGCGGGCTTGCTCGGGGCGCTCTACGCGCAGCACGTGCAGCACTTCACCGATGGGCAGGCGCAGGCGCTGGCGGTTGCTGCCGTGGCCGTCATTGGGGTGGCCGGCGAAGACATAGACGGCCACGGGGCGGCGGTAGCTGTCCACCTCCACGCCCATGATGATGGCGTTGCGGCCGGGCGTGGCGGCGATGTTGTAGAGCGTGTCGATGCGATCGACATCGATGGCCTGCAGGGCAAAGCCGAAGCGGTTGCCAGCCTCGGGGCCGCGCACCAGGCGCACGAGGAATTCGCCATCAGTGGGCAGCTGGCCGACCAGGGTTTCGCAGAGGTCACGCAGGCTTTGCCGGCCGGTGACATCGCACTGCGCGCCCCACTCGGCCCAGGCTGCCTCGATGGCCTGGTTGGCCAGGCGGTCGGGCCGGTTGGGGCCGTCTTGCACGCGGGCCTGCAGGCGGATGCCGCCCGGGCCCACGATGTTGGCCTGCACCATCAGGCGGAACTTGCGGGCGTAGTCGTTGTTGTTGATGAGCTGGCGGCAGCGGGCGCGCAGGCGGTCCAGGTCTGTACGCAGCTCTTCGTTGATGCTGTTGGTGGTGCTGATCCAGTCAGCGGTGAGGCGGTCAATCCGCGCGCCCTCGAAGCGGCGTTTCTGCACGCGGGCGGCCGGGGCGATGCGCTGGGCCAGCCACTGGCGGGTGCTGCTGAGGAAGTTGCTCATCCGAACCTCACGAAGACGCGGCGGCTGTCAGGCAGGCCAGCGGCCACGGCGGCGGCGGCGTCTTCGCGCTTGACCTCGGCGCGGTATTTGTCGCGCAGGGCCAGCAGATCGGCCACGGGGATGTTCTTGAGCTGGCGGCCGGCGATCTGGTATTCGGCCACGGCGCTGGAGGCGCGGTTTTCAATGACGGCCTCGATGGCGTCCAGCGTCTTGCGGGCGTGGCTGCGGGCGTCAAACGTGGCGGCGCTGTAGGCGTTGCGCACCGTGAGGCGGCCTTCGCCCACGGTGAAGACCTCACCCGAGCGGGTGACGCGGGCGCGCCAGTCATAGGTGCCCGCGGCATAGCCCCCGGTGGTGGTGGCGGCCACGGTGACGGCGTGGTCATCACCCGAGGCCGTGGCGTTGATGGTGATCTTGGCCGCGGCGTTGATGAGCGTGTAGCTCAGCGCCCAGCCCGCGCTGGCGGGGTAGTCGGCCAGGGTGCGCGTCCAGCGCCAGGTGTCGCCGGCGTTCGCGCTGCTGGGTTCGATGTTGGGAATGTCTGCCATGCGGTGGGGCGCCGGGGCATGGCGCGCTTTCGCACGAAGATAGGCGCTGGGGTGTCAAGCGGGTAAGGCAAGGGGCTTGACGTTTTGGGGGGCGGGGTCGGGGTCAGCCTCGGTGACGATCTGGTGTATGCGCTGGCGGCTGAGCCGGTATTTGCGGCTGAGCGCGCCGATGTGGGTGCCGGCGCGGTGTTCGCGGCGGATGGCGGCGTTGCGCTGGCTGGTGCCTTCACCGGCGCGGCGGGCGATGTAGGGCCTGTCACCGCCCCAGTGTTCGCGCACCTGGCGGTCAATCTGCACGGCCAGGGCGGCGCTGAAGCCTGGGGTGAGCGCCACCACGCGCTGCAGGATGTCGGCCACGATGTCGTCACCGGCGCCGGCTTCGTCCCAGGGCATGCGCGGGGGCGGGGCGGCGGGTGCGGGGGCGGCAGCTTTGGGCATGGCGGCTGGGCTCAACGGCGGTAGTTGATGCGGAAGCGGGGCTGGGGCACTGGGGCGGCGGTGGGCACGGCCTGGGGGGCGGCCTGGGGCGCGGGTGCAGTCGGCGCGGCTTGGGCCGGCGCAGGCTGCGGGGCGGCTGACATTGGCGCGGGGGCGGACTGGGGCGCGGGCACGGCCGGCGCTTCGTCGAACAGGCTGCGCTCTTCCACGCGGTTCTGCCACTTGAGCCAGTCGCCCTCCTTCCACCGATCGATGCCGGCGAAGTGGGCGCCGGCCAGGGCGTAGACGGCGCAGTCGAGGGCTTCGTTGCGGCGGCCGTTGGGCTTGACCCATTCCAGGCGCGGGCGGCCTTTGACGTATTTGGTGACCAGGCGCTCGGCGGTGAGCTGCTCGAAGACTTCGGGCGGCAGCAGGCGGCTCAGGAGCACGTAGCCGGGGCCGGGCTGCTCGGTGCGCAGGCGGCCGTAGATTTCGGCCTTGGCGGTGTCGGTGCCGATGGGCCAGAGCTTGACGCCGCCCTTGATCTTGTTGCCGCGCCAGTTCACGTCCACGTCGCTGGGCTTGCCCAGGATGGCCTTGCCGGCCTGGCTTTGGCCCTTGACGGCGTACACGTGCGCGTGCTGGTGGGCGCGGGCGTAGGCGTAGACGGCCTGGGTGTGGTGGCCGCCCGAGTCGATCATGGTGGCGATGATGGGCACGGGCCGGCCGCTGGCGTGCAGCACGGGGGTGCGGCGGTATTCGGTGAGGCGGGCCCACACGCTGCCGGGTTCGCTCTCGGCCTGGCCGGGGTCGCCGTAGAAGACGGCGCGGTCTACCAGTTGGCGCTGCATGCCGCGGCCCCAGGCCCAGAGGTAGGCCTCGATGCGGTCTCCCTGGGTGTCCACACCCATGGTCAGCACAAAGTGGCCCCACTGCACCTGGCGCAGGGGCACATCGGTGGCGCGCTTGCGCAGGGCGTGCTCGTCGGCGCGGTCGCCTTGTTCCTCGAAGGTTTCGGCCAGGCGGGTGTTGACGAAGACGCGCAGGAGGCTGATGTCACCGGTGCGGCTGGCGGCGATGGCGGTTTCCCACTCGGTCACCAGCGTGGCCCAGCTGAGCCAGCCCAGCGGGCTGTAGAGGCTGCTGAGCTGGAAGCCGCGCACGCGGCCGGCGGCGGCGCCGGGGTTCTCAGCCACCCAGCGGCCACCGGCCAGCATGGCGGGCTTGTGGTGCTCGCGGATCTCGACGCCGCAGGCGCGGCACACGTAGCGCACGGTGTCGGGCAGGGCGCGGCCTTCGGCGTCGCGGTCCCACTTCAGGCCGTGGGGCTTGTCGGTGCCCCAGTCCAGCGGCTGCAGCTCCTGGCAGTGCGGGCAGGGTACGTGGTAGCGGGCGCGGTCGCTGGCGAGGTAGCGGCCCTCGATGCGGCTGAAGTCTTTGGTGGTGGGCGTGCTGGTGAGCAGGCGCTTGCGGCGGCTGAAGGTCGACTGGCGGGCTTCGGCCAGCTTGATGGGGTCACCCTCGCCGTCCACGTCCAGCGGGTAGCCGTCGATTTCGTCCAGGAACAGGTCGCGCACGGGCATGGAGCGCAGGCCCGCGGCGCTGTTGGCGCCGGCCACGGCCATGAAGCCGCCGGCGAACTCTTTGAGGAGGGTGGTGTTGGCGTCATCCCGGCTGCGGTTTTCGCGCACCTTGCGGCGCAGCGCGGGGCTCTCCTCGATCATGGGCGCCAGGCGCTGGCGGCTGTAGCGCTTGGCCATGTCGATGGTGGGCTGCACGATCATCACCGGCCCGGGGTTGGTGTCCACCAGGTAGCCCAGCCAGTTGGAGCCGATGCGGGTCTTGCCGGTCTGCGCGCCCCACATCAGCACCACCTCTTCCACGGTGCTGTGCTGGCTGAGGCAGTCCATCGGCTCGCTGGCGTAGGGCGTGCGCGCGGCGCGGTAGGGGCCGGGCTCGGCGCTGTCTTTGGCGCTGAGGATGATGGAGCGCTCGGACCAGGTGGAGACGCCGATGCGCTCGCTGGGCCAGGCGTAGGCCATGGCCTTGGCGATGGCGCTGCGGGCATCGGCCAGCGTGCCGGTCAGCTCGGGCAGGTCGCGGGCGCCCACTACACGCGCTCCTTCAGGTGCAGCAGCGCGCCGCGGATCTCGTCGTCCAGCACCTCGTGGATGCGCGCCTGGTCAGACTCTGCGGCCAGCACTGCGGCCACGCGGCCGGGTATCTGCTGCATCGCCTCGCGGAAGGTGGCAAACACGCGAGCCAGCTCTGAGGTCACATCGGCCGCGGGCACCAGCTCGCCAATGGCTTTCTTCCACTCCAGCTCAGCCAGCTTGGCGTGGTAGGCGCGCTCTTGCGCTTGCGCCTGGCGGAAGATGGCGTCCACCTTGCCGCCGTCAGCAATGGGCGCGATGGCCGCGCTGGGCGCCCGGCCGGGTGAAGCGTTGGCGCCGTTGCCGGCCTTGCTCATGTCGGTGGTGTTGCGAATCAAGCGGTCAGTCAGCTCCACGTCGACGAGCTTTTTGCCGTTGATCTCGCGCTCCACCAGGCGGCCCTGGTGCCCAAGCTTGGTGACGTAGGCCTTGGATGCGCCCAGGTGCGCGGCGTATTCGCTGCGCGTGGCGTAGAGCTTGCCTTCGTGCGTCAGCATGGTCAGGCCCCTGCGGACACCTCATCGAAGGTCTGGCCGGTGGCCTCGAGCGTGGCCTGCTGGCCGGTGAAGTCTTGCCAGCGGCGGACGATGACGTCGCAATAGGCTGGGCTGATTTCTGTGCCGTAACCGATGCGGCCGTTTTTTTCTGCAGCCATCAAGGTGGAACCGCTGCCCATGAATGGATCGAATACGGCGTCACCTTCATCGGTATAGGCTTTGATGAAGAACTCGGGCAGGACCACTGGAAACGCAGCTGCGTGGCCCAACGTTTCCGCCTTCTGCTTCAAGTCCAAGACGTTGGATGGGTACGCGAGGCCGTGGCCATGCCCAACAGGACTATTGCTGGCGCTTCCAGCCCCTTGGTTTTTTGCGCCGATGGTCTTTCCTGCTGCCACCTGGTCTGCGTAGCTAAAAGCGCCTTCGCTCACATGGCGGACAGCCTTGGGGTTGAACTTGGGGCGCTTGTTTTTTGAGAACCAAAAGATCGACTCCCAAGCATTGCGAAACCTTCCCATTCCCTCCGCGTCGCCTGGGATGCCTT